GCAGCCGCAGCTTTTGGTTTGGCCGCTGCGCAGATTCCCGAGTCGCTTGATGCTTTCGACCCCGCAATCGCAAATACAAACCCACCTTGACTGGTGGCCGACCTTTTCGGCCCTGCCAGTCACGGTAAGCATCCCGAACCGCTGTCCTACGAGTTCAAGCGCTCTCATGCGTGAGCCTCCACCCCGTAAAACTCGCTTATCGTCTCGTCGACCTGGGCAAGGTCGTTGTCGATTTGCCTCTCTTCGAACATGCCGATTGGGCTCTTGCAGCAGTCTTGGCCGTTCGTTTGCGTGCTGAAGTAGTAATGCCCGTTGTTGACCTCGGTCCTGAGCACGATCGTAAAGAACCCCTCAGGCACAAGGGTGCTATCAACGAGCTTGCCCACCGTCTTCATTCGGACGTTGCCGAAGTCGTCGGTCTGCGTGTGGGCCAGGATGTACACCCGGCGGTGGTCGGCCAGGTCACCAGCGGCGTTGAAGATGTTCCAGGCGTTTTTGCCGATGTCGGAAAACTTGGTGTAGCCAGTTTCGCTGCTCCTGGTCATCAGCTCGTTGACCATGACCGCCTGGTAGTCGTCGATCACGACCACCTCATGCGGCGAGTTGCGCATGATCTTTTCGATCATGGCCGGGTTGTCGGTCCGAATTACGTTGCCCGCGTCCTTCATGGTCGCTCGGACCTTCCAGCCTTCTGCCTTGAACGGCAGCGGCTTCTTGATGCACTGGATTACCAGGGTTTTCTTCGGGTCGAAGTTCCGAAGACTGGTTGATTTGCCGCTGCCTGAGTTGCCTAGAATTAAAGTCGCGATGCTCATTTGCTCTGCCTCAGATTGGCTGGTTATCCCACTGGCGCTGGATACGCAGCGCCTCGTCTTCATATTCTTTTCGCTGTTCGCCCTGGTACTTCTCAGGCTCGAATGCACCGACCTGCCTCCAGTCGAGCTGGGCGGCCAGTTTTGGTGTATTCATGGTTGATCACCGCAAGCCGGTGCGGGCGCCTTCTGGCTTCTGAGGCCAGAAGTCAAAGGCGAAGGCCGACAGAGCCATGTGCATCTTGTTGGCCTGCTCACGACCAGGTCGGCGCAACTCGTCCTGCAGGTAGCACCACTGCATTTCGCCAAAGCCGTAAGCATGTGGCGATGCGACCTCGATCCGATTGGCCAGCGCCTCAAAGAAGTCGGCCTGCTGCGTGGTGTCCATGTTCCAGAAGGCCTTTGCCAGAACCTCCGGGGTGATCTGGATTGCCAAGCCTTCGGCGACAATGATCTCTACTGGTAAGTTGCTCATGGTTATACCCCTTTGGTCCTTTGGAAGGGACCTATATGCAAGTTAAATCGGCGCGACCAGATCAGCCAGCGCGATGATTGTGAGAAGGAAAAGCCACGGCGATACGCCGAGGAGCGAGCCGGTCCAGATCAGCCGGCGGCGCCTTGATTGACGGGCAGTCATGTCTTCACCTCGTTGTATCCGAAGAAGTCGCCGATCTCCTCGACCGCCGCATTGATCCGCACCTGGGTAGCCTTACGCTCTGCCAGTCGGATCGCTTCCCGCTCACTGTTCCGGGCGGCGTTCGCCTCGTAGTCGTGGAAAAGGTCGGTCGGCGCTGGCTTTGGTCTGCCCCATGCGTCATATCGCCGGTCCCATTCCCTGGCCTGCGAGCTGTCTGCGTAGCTGGTGCTCATGGCTCAGCCCTCAACAGTTGGTCGCCGATGATGCGCAGGCGGTTGCGGATGCGGGCGCCTTGGGCATTGATGGCCTTGCGCTCATCCATCAAGCGGGCTGCGTGGCGGATAGGTTCGTGCTCAGCACCTTCGTCGTGGTCGCCATAGCCAATCACGGTATTTACCGCGCTAAGCCATCCTGGCCACTGGATACTTCGTCGGCCGCCATCGCTCTCTTCTGCGATGAAGTCCTGCCGCATCGACTTCAGGTCGAAGTCATAGTTTGGGTGCGCTTCGTACAGGTCACGGAACGCCTGGCTGTTATCGCGCAGCGCTTTCCGGTGCCGGGCGTACGCCTTGGCCAGCTCGACAAGCTTTTCCTCTGCTGTCTGCGTCATGGCCTAGCTCTCACGGCAATCCTGTTGCCTTTCTGCGTGGTAGACAGCTGAACCTTGAGGTCGCACACCTTGAAGTCAGGCGACTTGCCGATCACCTGGTAGAACGGAATGCCGTGGGCAATGACGGCCAGTCCGCGCTCTATCTCTTCAAGCTGCTCATCAATCAGTGACTTAACTGGTGAAGTGGTCATGCGTGCATCCTCTCGGTGGCGCTGCAAAGGCGGGAGACGCGAGCGCTTCGGGCCGCCGTGAGATTGCTGTTCATCTGGCTTACTTCTTCGTGACTGATATCCCCGCACCAGAGTGCATAGGAGACAAAGCCAGACAGGTAACTAAGCTCTGACTCGCTGCCGACCAGGTCGCCGGCGGGCATTGCGTGGATCTTTTTCAATCGTTCATCGAACACCGCTCTTGCTGTCGTGTTGAACATGATGGATTCCCTCGGTGACGTGGAAGAGACCGCTATTTATGTGATTTAAAGGCGGCTGTGATGGCGGAAGGTGCGAGCCTGGCCGCTGCCTGGAATACGCTGCTGCGCCTGGCGTGCAACTCGTTCGCTCGGGTAGGTGGAAGATCCGCCCGCCTTGTTGGTGACGAACAACCCGCGAAGGCTGATCACGTTCATTTCAAAGTCCTCGCCTTGTAAGGCCATCCCTGTTTCATTGTTCATGCCTGCACCCCTGCTTGCTGTGGTTAGTAGATTTCCCGTCTGGCCCTGGTTAGAAGGCCAGCCAGTGAAATCAGTCTTCGGCGGCGCTAAGCATTGCTTCGATCTGCTCAGCGTCAGGCTTCTTCCAGTTTTTGATTTGACCTGTCTCCAGGTCGATGTTGAGGATCAGGTAATCGCCGTAGTGATCACCTGGGAAGAAGCTCGGTACATAGCCCTCATAGCCTGCGACCGTATCGCCTTGAGCGTCCTTCAAATCCCCCTCAAACCGATCACATACCTTGATGTGCAGGTGCAACTCAGTCACGTCGACTTGCACTGTTTTCTGCTGATTGATTTGCATGCTGCTGTCTCCGGTTGATTTCCAGTCTGGCCCTGTCGCCAAGGCCAGCCAGTGAAATTACTTACATCGGCATACGCCAGGTCTTGCGCTCGTTGGTTTCCATGGCTCTCTGGTAGGCTTCGTAGCTGGTTGACAGCTCGCCGGACGCTACCTTGGCCTCGAATATAGAAAGTGCTCGCGCATAATCCTGATCATCTACAGCCAGAAACAACGAGCCATCACCTTGTACGTTTTCGTCGATAGCGTACAAGCCAGGGCCGCTGTGCCAGCTTTCATCGCCGATGATCAGCGTTACATCACTGATCCCCATATCACTCTCGCCATCACCGCAATTAAAAACCAGCATTTGAAACTGGTAGTTGTTCAGTTTGATTTCCATGCTCCACCCCTTCGGTTGATTTCCCGCTGCCGACTCATCGAATCGGCAGAAGTGAAATATTCCTCGGCAAACCGTCAGCGTCGATTTCTCGAACACGAAAGCCGGCCGTGTCGCGGTGTTGTTCCCTGATCGCAATCAGGGTTCGTCTTCAATCTGTTAAAGAGCGGTTCGGCGCCGGTGACTCTGAAGGTTCTTCGGGGTCTCTGCGTCGATGGATTGAACTGTACCCGCAAGGTACGAACCTGTAAAGGGCTTTCTCTGAATATTTTTTCACTTGCAAGAGACCGTAGGGGGACTAAACTAATCGCGATGCCGTTGAAAGCCGCGTACCCAACAGGTACAATAAAGCCTTACCTGGCGAGGGCGCGGTATGGAAAAAATGTCGCTAAAAGAGTTTGTGGCCAGAGTCGGGCCAGCCCAGGCAGCAAGAATGCTGGGAATGAGTCACCCGCCGTTGATTCGGGCGGCAGCTTCAGAAAGAGAGATATTTGTTACCGTAACGCCGGACGGAAAGGCAGAGGGGATTGAGATAAGTCGATTCCCCGCAGCGAAGAAGAAAGCAGCACCAGACTGATAATCGAAAGAACTTAGGGGTTATATATGGCACGCGTACCAGAAGAACTGATGCACGAGAAACAAACGAAAGTCCGACTGCTCGACGCAGAGCACGCCGAAT